TTTCTCTCTCGCAACTTCCAATCTTTCATCTGATTGCTCGTCTTGAGTTTCTAATTTTACTTTATCAAAATCTAGTCTGTCTTCAAACTGTTCGTCTTGATTATTAATTCTTAAAGCATCTGTTTGTGCTCTTCTTTGCATATCCATTGCTCTAAGATCTAGCTCTCTCTGTTTTAACATAATTAGAGGGTCTTGTTTAGCCCCGTCTTGCTGTGCTTCAGCTTGTGCTAACTCAGAAGTTATTTGTGCAATACGTTTAGCTACCTCAGAAGCCATTACCATTTGAAATTGTTGTGGATTTTGTTGTGCCATCATCATCATTTGCTGATTTTGTTGCATCATAGCCATTACTTCCTTCTGTGCTTTAAAAGATACGTGTTGAGAGATGTGTCCTTGTAGTAAAGCATACACTGGAGGGTTAATTTGTACCATTCTAGTCCTCATAAACGCTGAATGGGCTGCTATATGGGCATCATGGTCTTGATCAGGGAAAGCTTGAGCTATTTTCATCTGTAAAGCCTCTGCATTTTCGATTGCAGGGTCTTTTGGAACAGGTTTGTCCTCTGGTTTTAGTAATTCTGGTATTTGTTTTGTTCCTAATGCCTCATAAACACGAGTATAAGCTTCATGTAGGTTATGAAGTTGTGGATTTGTCTGTGCAATTTGCAATTGAGTCTGTGCTAACGTCACTCTTTGGCTCATTGAAAAAATATTTGGGTCTGCAACAGGTAAAATATCTACTCTATTGTCAAAATCTAGTGATTTAATAATTCTATCAGCACCATAAACTGCATATGGATACTCAGGTGGTAGGTATTCTGCAATAACTTTTGATAAAAGTTTAAATTCTTGTCTCATTGCATAGTAACAACGCTTATGAATAGCACTCATTACTCTGCTTCCTCTTTCCATTAGAGCAATTGTTGTTCCAACAGCAGCCGCTTGGTTACCTTCTCCAACCGATGTGTCTGTAGTTAGTGCAAATCTTCTTCCTGCATCTACACAAAAGCCCATAAGGTTAAATAATGTTTGCGATGGTTCTTTAAAAGGTAGTAATTGAAACTGATCTCTGATGTTTCCACCTGGTGCATCTACATCTCTAAACTCTCCTGGCTGAATAGGTTGGTCATCATCTCTAACTTTCATTCCTCTAGACTTAAATCCAGCAGGTAAATTAGATAATGTTCCAGCATCTAGTAGTTGTCTTAACGCAGCAGTTGCTGTTCGTGACAGGCCACCGATCATGTGAATTAAACCAAAACCATAAAAACCTAAACCAGGTAAAAATTTAAAGTGAGTGAAGTAATCTTTTCTAACAAACTTAGTATCACCTTCTGTATAATTTCTGTAAATAGATAAAACTTCTCTAGATGATTCTTCAATCGTTACAATGTATGGAATTTTAATTCCAAGTGAATCTTCTGAGTTATCTGAAATGTAATCGGATAAATCTAAATCTACATGAAGTTCTAAAACAGTATACATCATATCATCAGACTCTACTTTTTTAGTTCCTTCTAGTTCACGATATTTATCTTGAATCTTATTATCTTTTTCTTGAGGTTTTAGTAATTCTATTTCTCTGTAAAAACCTGAAGCCATCTTTTTTAACAAATCATTTTCCGATTGTTTTAGTACGTGAGTAATTCTTGGAGCTTCTTTTAAATCTGTTGCATAGTAAGGAACTACTAAATCTTCCGCAGGGACAAATTTAGATACTGCTCTTTCTAACATTGCATCGTAATAAACTTTTTTAAATGTAGATCCTGCAAGTGGTAAATAGAATAACATCTGGTCAAATTCTGGAGTGTACTCTTCCATTTTTTCCATAATCATATAGTTCATGAAATCTTTAACTCTGTTTGCTTGCTCGTTTGTTGCGTCAGTTTTTAATCCAAGAACCTGAGTCTTAACTGGACCATCGCTTGGTAAAAGTTCTTTGTAAGCTTGTGCTTGGAATTGAGTTACTGCTTCTGCAAGAAGTGGGTGAGTAACACCGGCCGCTCCTCTAAAAGGTCTGTTCTGTTCTACGTATTTAAAACCTAAAAGATCTAAACCTTTTAAGTAACCATCTTCCCAATCTTTTCTAGACTCTTTGTCTTTTTGGTAATCTGTAATTAAGTCAGAGGATAACTGAGAGAGGACTCTCTCATCCATGTCTTCTGCGATGTTGGCATAGAAATCCTGTTCAGTAGCTTCTTCTTCTACTTCATTTTCTGGATCTTCAAATGTTACTGTCGCCTCTTCTTCAACGTCAATTTCTTCTTCGTTGTCGATAGGATTGTTGTCCTCAATAGCCATAAATTATTATGTTATCTTAGTTGGTTTATTTCTTCCCATTTTGCAAGAGGCTTTAACATATGTGCCATGACTTGCTTTGATCATTTTACCGTATTTAGCTCCGTCCATTGAACCTAAACCAATACCTGAATAATCTCCAGCTAATGTTCCACCCATTTTAGATGTAGCATTTGGTCCTGGACCTGTTCTAAGTCCTTTATTTTTAAAAACCTTAATCGCATCCATTACTTTTTCTTTTAAGCCTTTTTTATTCATTGCTTTAGCTTGTGAGTATGCAGCATCAGATGTCATTGCTTGTTTTGCTTTTTGAATAGTGTCTATTCCACCTTTACCATCCTCAGTTGCGGCTAATAAAGATTTGTTTCTTGCAGCACCTAATGCAGCTGCCGCAGCACCCGCCATAAGAGCTTTTTTTAATTTTTTCTTCATGATTAATATCTCCTTATAGTATATTTTTACGATTGTAAACCAATTGAGTGAATAAATCTACAATATCGGTCTAAAAACATTGACAGTATCTACTAAACCACCTGTATTCATATAAGCCTTTTGAGGCAATAAAAATTTCTTTAATACATTGCTGTCTGCAATCAGAGTTGGAACCATTTCATAGTTCGCTGGATCGTCTGGACCCATTTCTTTAATAACTAGGTTTCCTCTTCCTCCTCCAGCAGATGAGTAAGCTTTTAAAATTTTTTCAGCTTCAGCTTGTGTATTTGCTGCACCTACATGATTATCAAAGATATAATCATTGCCTATTTTTCTATTATAAATAGCTCTATCGGTCTCTACTGCCATTCTATAGCTAGAACTATCGCTAGTACTTATTTCATCAATAACTTTAAATGGTTTTAAAGGATTGGATTTGGGCATAGGAAACATTTCAAACTTAGCTCCGTATTGTTTAGCCTGTTTTCTTAAAGACTCGTTTAAAGAAGAGTATTGATTTAATTTTTTCATTCCTCCAGTAACTTTATCTTTGATAGCTGCTTTCCCATTTTGTAATCCATAATTTATTTCATTTCCAAATTTATCTACCTCAAACATTTTTATATTTTGGTTCATACTTGAAGGTACAATAGAGATCGCATTAATATCTCTTTCTGCCATTGTACGAAGTAAGCTCTTAACCGTTAAGTCGTTATAACTTCTAGAAAAAGGACCTCCTGTGGTACTGTTAACAAAACCTTTATTAATTATATCTCCTAAAGCACTTCTATCTAACTGATCTATTTTATATTTTAATCTATCGGCTTGTTGTATTTGAGTTCTAGTTAAACCCATACGCCCTCTTCCAAGTTCTAGGTAAGGAGCTAACTGATTTTGTAATTTTTCTCTTTCATTCTTCAGCATAGTTAAATTAGCATCTTGATTAAAAGGACTTATTTTATTTTTAAAATACTCGTCTTTAGTTCTTTGAAAAGATGAAAATTGTGGAGAATGTAGATCTGATTGAACTTCAGATACTCTGATATGTCTTTTGTTTACTCCTAGTTTTGGATTAGGTAAGTCATCATATCTTGCAAATAACATTTCTCTTTTAGATTTTTTTAGATAATGAGGAGCAGGAGATCCTTCTACATAATTAAATTGACCTGAACTAACACCCGGCATAGGGCCATCATAGTAAATAACATCTTCTGTAAAATTTTCTCCACCGTCTAAATGATAATTTCTCTGTGATTTATTTTTTGGAAAAAAATTGTCTTGATCTTGTTGGCCTCTAATTTTTGGAGGAACCGTTGAAGACGCATTATACTTTCCAACTGCTTGATTGTATTTAATTAATAAATTTGAGAACTTAGATTTATCTGCATCTGCCGCTTTACTTGCAGCTTCTCTTAAAGAGGTTTGTACCATAGTAATATCGTCTGCCCCAATTGGTCCAGATGCATTCATAGTTTTTCTAATATTAGACGCAACTACTCCTGGAAATTCACCTAAATTAATTCCAGTAGCTCTTGCAATTTCATCTCCCTCTGCTGCAATAGTAGCAAAGTCAGCGACAGGATCTTTACCTGCAGTTAATCTTAATGTTTTAATATTAGCCAGTGGCGATTGTTTAATCATCTTTAAAATAGATTCTCTGTCTATTTCAAGTGCTTGATCTTTAGCTGTTTTAAGAAATCCACTTATTGGCTGACCTGATT